GGTAGTTTATTTTTTGTATTTGTATTCATATGCCTACTCCTTCACGTATTTCGCATATTCGCTTAGTGGCACACCTAATTTTTTTGCTATGGCTACTTGTGAGGGTGTGAGTCTTACAGTACCTTTGCGCCTTCCTGGCTGTGAACTTCTGTTTGCAGAAGCAACAGTTTGAGATGGCGATGAACTTCTTGGTGACGAATCACCAAACTTGTGAGGGAACGTGTCCCGCATTCTTTTGTCTACTTCACTATAATATGAATCAGACTGCGGGTCAAATCCTTCTTCCATCAGTTTACGATGAATTGAGAAAGATGTCAAGGTCATTGGTTCATCTTTACCAAACCATTCATTGTTTTCTGCCCATTCCACAGCTTTAGGGTCTGGTGGTCTAGGAGCAACTGGTTGTCTTTGTGCAGGTTGCTGGGGCATTTGTGGTCGATTTGGGTCAACCCCTTGTGCTTCCATCTCTTTCTGCAATCTTTCTCTTTGTGCTTTTTGAGAAGCAACCCTTTCTTCTTCTATAGCTAATCTACTAATTTTAGCTTGAGCTTCTACTTGTTTCTCAGTATCTCCAAGATCCATAGCTTCTTTTAGCTCTCTTTTTGCCTCTGACATTTGTGAGGCAACACGATCGCCAAATTCTGCTGCGTAGCCAGAATTTAATTGGTCTGCTGCTTGCTTATATTTGTTAGCATCTGCTTGTACGCCTTGTGCGTACTGTAAAGCTGCTGCTTCCCTTCTTTCAGCTTCCCTTGCTCTTTTAGTTAATTTATCAATCCTTGATTGTACTTTTTTACCATAGTCATCCATTTCTTCGTTGGATGCAGTATTTTCTGATACTGCTACTTCTGGTTCTTCTACATCAGGGTTAATAGTCTTTTTGGTGTCTGCTATATCTACATCCACTGACGGTCCATCTGCTGGTAAATCCACCATTTTATCGTCAGCTTCTGCTTGTGGCTGAACTGTATTGTCTGCAGGCATTTATCCTCCTGTTTATCTGAATTGCAAGATATCCTCTGGGTCTTTTACCACAGCAATTATCTCGTCCTCGTTAAGTATTCTCACTTCACCACCTTCTATTCCAAACCTAGCACCAGCATAACGACCAAATATAATCCAGTCACCTTTCTTGCACCAAGGTCCTTTTGGAAACCTTGTTTCATCTGTATAACAATCTGGTCCTAATTTAAGAACCAAACCAGTGACTGTTGTGTAGCCACGTTCTTGCATTGTTTCATCTGTTAATATTACACCACCTTTTGTTTTACCGGCACCTTTGTAGGGTAAAACTAGCATACGCCAACCTGTTGGATCAGGTAAACGTTCTAATACTTTTTCTGTAGGTAAATGCTCTATATCTTTTGTAGCATCTTCTTGTATTTTTTTAAGAAATTTGTTTTCTTTATCTTCTGCTACCTTATTGTTTTTATCAGCTTCTACTGACAAATCTTTTTCTTCAAGCGCAAATCTACGCTTTGGCAGTTCCTTTTCTGTCATAATTGTTTTCCTCGTCTTTCTGCAGGTCCTGAATCTCCTGTTCCATTATAGTATAAGCTTTGTGCTCGCCAACTGCCTTAACATATTCTTCCATGGTTGGCAACCCCATAGCTATAACTTCTTTTAACTCTTCTTTGCGTAATCTAATTTTTTTTAAAATTAGATAAATCGCTTCTTCATCTCGCATTATTTTTTAACTAAACTTCCTCCAAAGTACAATCCTACAATCGCTGACATAAGATGTGTATCCATTGGTGTTATTACAACGCCTGCGTATTGTCTATCCACAAGCATTTCTTTCTGTTCTATTAAGAACAAGAAACCTCTACTAAATTCTGTCCATGTCAAAAACACAGCTGTATCAAAAAACACAGGTACTATTTTTGGCCAAACAATAATAAAGAACACAGCAGTGAGTGCTATTATTCTTCTTGTAAATTGAAACCCTTTGTTGTCATATGTTCTTGCTTTATCAATGTGTTTCATCTGTGCGTTTGCACGTGCAATTAATAACTTCTGTTCTTCTTGTTTTGCTTTGATGCTTTGACCCCATATAGTCATAAAACCACCTAAAAGGGATGACCCTAACATTGTTATCATTTCTACTGGTAATCCAAACATTATTCTACTAAACTCACTATTCCGCCTCTGGCTTTTCCTATGCCTGACATTCCTAAGTATACTTGATTTACTTGTTCTTGTAAAGTACCTGGTGCTACTTTACCTCTTTGATAAGAATTTGCTTGAGGACCACCAGATGCTGCAACACCATAACCTAATCCGTCTCTGCCTGTGCCACCACCAAAATATGATGATCCACCACCTCCACCACCATAACCATAAATAGATCCTTTATATCCATAAACACTTGGTAAAAATGTTCTTAATTGATGAGCAGATGTATTTTTATTTTGTAGTCCTTTATACGCATCGTATAAATCATCATTACTTTCTACTTCACCGAAAGATAAGAAACCTGTTGGGTCAAATCCTAAATTAGGATTATAATCTGGATTTTCTTTTCCTTCTAAAGTGTAAGGATCATATTGAGATACATTAGAATACCCCATTTTTTCCATAGTTGCTCTTATAGAAGCAGCCTCTTCTGCGTTTTTTGCATTTGCTAATGCATATTTTAATTTGTTTGCTTCTATCTCTGCACCAAAAGTTCCGCCTAAATCACCAGACGCTTCCATGGCAAACAACCCTGTTTTAGCAATTTCTTCTAATTTTTGATCTTCAATGTCGTTTAAACTTATTTGATTGTTTTTATCTTTTTTTTGTGAATTCATAAAAGCAATGGCATCTCTCAACGCTTCTTGTTTCTTTAAAGATTCTTGATAAGCAGCTTCGTTTGCTGCTTTACTTTGATTTTTTATTTGATCTATTTGTTGTTGTGTCATCCCATCGCTAACAACATTGGTTGAATATCCACTGCCGCTTTGTCCTGGGCTAGATGATCCACTATTACTAACTACGGTTCTAGGAGAAGACTTTGTTTTAGTTTTAGTTCCCCCATAGGTTCTATGAATATAATCTTCTCTACTCATTATCTATTTACTAATGTTTGAGAAAACCCTACTTGAGGTTTTCCTTGGAACATTTTTTCATACATTTTTTCAAATTCTTCGTAAGTAACTGGTCCAAATTTTCTCATTGTATCAGACATGTTTTCTGTAAATTGTCTGTATTCTTTTTCGTATCTTCTATTGTTAGTTGCATAACTTGGGCCTTGACCGTACATAGATGCTATACCTGCTTCTCTGTTACTGTCATTAAATTTTGGAGCAACCTCTTGTAATGGTGGTGGTGCAACTTCAAGTGAGGTAGGAGGTTCTTTTACTGGTGGAGGGAAAGCTTTTGCATCCTCTGATGCCAATACATCTAAAATATTTTCTTCATATCCAAGAGGAACGTTAAGACCCTCTCCAAGTAAAGGACCAGACCTTGCACTCGACACTTCCCCTCTAGGATTAGTATCATCTAACAAAACAGGATAACTTTCCATAGCTGTAGGATCATATGCATTTGGATCATAAACCTCTTTGACTTCATTAGTTAACTGTGGAAAACCTTGTTGAGGATAAGGTATTGTCATTTCACTACCAGGAAAAGTTGGTGAACCAAATCCAAAAGTTTGCGCTGCGTAATCTTCCATTTCTTCTTCATCTGTGTCTGCAGCACCAGTAATACCTTTCTTACTTAACATATCTTTTCCAAAGTCAGATATGTTAGATAAAAAATTAGCACCAGCTCTTGCAGCTAAACCAAACAAACCACCACCACTTGTGTAGTCTTGCACTGCACTTTGAATGGGATACATAGTTCTAAAAACATCAGGTGCAGCTGTTCTAAGTCCCTCACTTTGATTTGCAAATTGACTTTGCACAGCAAGAGGTGACATACCTTGTCTTTGACCAATAGTGTATTTGTCTTGACGATTGTACTGTCTTCTTGCGTCCTTGAGTTCTTGCACACGTGGATCGTTCTTTGCAAAATTAGGTGCTTGCGATTGCAGCTCCATCATACGATTGTAGTTCTGCATCTCCGGCCCCTCACTAAAAGGGGTCGGAGTGTTCATTCTACGAATATAATCTTCTCTTGCTGACACTAAATAGCTCCAATTATTAGAACAACTATAAGTGCAACAATTCCAGCTTTAATCCAATCTTTTGCTTTCCAATTGTTCCATTCATTGAGCCATGCCCAAATGTCTTCTAGTAACTTCATATTACCTCCTCTTCTTTCCTTTTTTACCATTCTTACCTACGATACTTTTCAAACTCTTTGCTTGACCAGCATGTAGCTTAGAAGCTTTTTTAAGTCCCTTAATGACTTTTTTTATTTTACGCGTGGACGTAGAACCACCTTTGTTCATAGACATTTGCTGTCCTGTCTCACGTGCAAACTTTTGTGC